TGGACGCGGCCCCGGGCACGCTCGACACGCTCAACGAGCTGGCCGCCGCCCTCGGGGACGACGCGAACTTCGCCTCGACCGTCACGAACGCCCTCGCGGCCAAGGCCCCCCTGGCATCGCCGACGTTCACGGGAACCGTCTCGGGCATCACGAAGGCCATGGTGGGCCTCGGGAGCGTCGACAACACGGCCGACGTGGCGAAGCCCGTCAGCACGGCCACCCAGACGGCCCTCGACGGCAAGGTCAGCACGACCGACGCCCGCCTCACCGACGCCCGAGTGCCGACCGACGGCTCTGTCACCGACGCGAAGATCGCATCGGCGGGCCTTTCCACGTCCTCGCTCAACTGGGCCGCGATCCAGCCGTGGGCCGCGAACACGGCCTACGCGAAGGGCGATTTGGTGTCGTTCGCGGGCATCGCCTACCGGCGATCCGCGGCCGGGACGAGCGGTGCCACGTTCAACACGGCGAACTGGCAGCAGATCACGCCGAGCAATCCCGTCATCAGCGTGGATGGGGCGACGGGCGCGGTGACGGTCACGAAGGCGGAGACATTCGATTTTACGGCCACATCCGCTCCAGCGTCTGCGACGGGGGCAAACGGAAGTTATTCGTGGGTCGTTCCGTCAAACGCCAAGGCGATGATGCTCTACGCAATCGGTGCTGGCGGTGGCGGTGGGAGCGGCCGTCGCGGAGCATCCGGAGCTGCCCGTTTTGGAGGCGGCGGCGGGGCATCTGCCGGCGCTATCCAGTTGTTTTTTTCGTCGTTGGATGGGATTGCAGGGAAAACGGCAACCATTGTTGTTGGCGCTGGCGGTGCCGGTGGCGCGGCTCGCACAACAGACAACACCGACGGCAACAATGGTAGCAATGGAGGTGTTACGTCCGTCACGATCGACGGCCGTCGCGTTCAGGCTGTGCAAGGCCTTGGCGCAGGCGGCGGCACGGCCTCCAGCGGCTCGGCGGGAACCTCTGTTGCCGGGATGTTCAGAGGAAACAGTGGCGGCAACTCAAGCGCGACTGGCACGCCATCGTTGCCGCAGAGTCTTGATCACAACGGATTTACCTCCGCCGGAGCGTCCGCCGGAGGCGGCATTTCTACCGGCGACACGTCATTCAACGGCGGCCAAGTACGCGGTGATACCGTGTATGACGCGCAGAACAACGCTTTCACAAACACGCAGGGCGGCGTGGCTCCCGGCGGCGCTGGAGCGAACGGAGCAAGCCTGTCTTTCGGTACGCCGCTTCCAGGCGGGTCTGGTTCCGGCGGTGCCGCCGGTAATGCGACAACGCCGGGAGGCAACGGCGGGAATGGTGGCGCCTACGGCGGCGGAGGTGGGGGGGGTGGCGCGAGTTTCAACGGCTACGCTTCTGGAGCGGGCGGCAACGGCGGCAACGGATTCGTGCGTTTTGTGGTGTTCTACTGAGGGCTCGGCTTATGGCACTCGCAATCGTCAATGCTCTCGGCCAAGTGGTTACGTTCGTGCGGCCAGACGTTCCGGCCGGCTGGCAACCGCCGGAAGGCTGCACCGCCGTCCCCGACGATGAACTGCCGGCCGGCTGGCAGCACGCTCCAGACAACTCCCCCGTGCCGCCCTCCATCTCCGCCCGCCAAATCCGCCTCTGGCTGGTACGGCACGGCGTGAGCCTCGCGATGGTCGAGGCCGCCATCGACGGCATCGCAGACGCGGTGACGCGCGAGAGCGTCCGCGTCGAATGGGAATACGCCCCGCACGTTGAGCGGACACACGCTTGGCTGGTGCCGATGGCTGCGGCCCTGGGGCTCACGGAAGCCCAGGTCGATGCCGCGTTCCGCGAGGCAGCCACGCTGTGACCACCCCCACCCCTGCCGCCGTGCTCCTGGCCTACGGCCGCTGCTGCGGACGGCGGTGCGTGCTGTGCCCGTTCGTGCCGAGGTGGGTGGCGGGGGCTGTGCAGGTGAAGTGATGCCAGCACGCATCGAGCGATGGAGGCCGCCTGTTCACCTGAAGGCCCAGCCTACGAAGGAACGGGCACACTACACGTCGAAGGACTGGCGAGCGAGACGGAAGGCGATCCTCATCCGCGACGCGTACCGATGCCGCAGCTGCTCGCTCGTGTGCTACGGGCCGCAGGCCCATGTCGATCACATCCTGCCGCTCGAGGAGGGCGGGACCGACGACGAGGGCAACCTCCAGGTGCTGTGCGAGTCGTGCCACGGAAAGAAGACGCGGGCGGAGCAGCGGAGGCGGGGCGTGTTGTGATGCTTGACTGAGGATCCACTTCCATCATGCTCGTGACATGTGCGGCAAGGATGCCAAGCCGAAGCGGACGTGCGCGTGCCAGAAGTGCGGCGCCGAACTCGACGCTGGTCTTCGCGGTCCGCCGAAAAAGTGGTGCATGATGTGCCGAAAGACCCCCCCCTGCCGCAAGATTCCAACCTGTCGCCACTGCGGCGTGGTCACCGGGCTGAGCCTGAAGCGACGCTGGCCGATCACGGTCTGCCAGGACTGCAAGGACGAGCACGCGAAGGCTCGGGCGAAGCGGTACAAGTCGCTCGAGCGTGGTTGCGTGCGATGCGGCTCGCGGTTCATCGGCGCATGGGCACGGCGGCTATGCGATCCGTGCCTGACGATGAAGAAGACGGCCGCGACGGTCGCGTGTGTCGAGTGCGGAACTGTCTTCCGCAAGAGCAGGCAGGGAGGAAACTCCAAGGGGCTTTTCTGTACGAACAGGTGCCATGGGATTCACCGACGCCGAGTCAACGGGGCCGAGGCCCGCAGGATGCAGCGCAGGACGCAGCGTCAGCGGTTCTCGCGGATCGCCCAGCACGAGCGGTCCGCGATGTACCGGCAGCGGCGGATGCGTAAAGAGCTGGCAAAGATCGTGACGTTCGTGGTGAAGCGGGCGTTGACGGCGTGTAGGCAGTGCGGCGGATCGATGCCCCTGCTGAAAGGCTATGGAGTGCAAGGCGGTGCATCCCTGGAGTTTTGCTCGCGGGGATGCTTGAACAGGTCCAGGTCGGCTGCGTTCAAAGCGAAATGCAGGTCAGAAGGCTTGTCGGTAAACAACGGCCACCAATCGCGATGCAGGAGACGTGGTCTTCCGAGGATGTACGGGAGATGTGTTTCTCTGAAGGCTGTTGGTGAACGTGATCGATGGGTGTGCCAGTTGTGTAACAAGCCAACGGCAGGAAGGTCGCGTGACTGCGGCCCGCTGTCTCCATGCGTTGACCACATCGTTCCGATTGGCCACCCAGGCAATCGATCGCACGGCCACGTTCCAAACAACATCCAGATCGCGCATCGAGTCTGCAACGAATCGAAGGGCTGTTCGATCGCGTGTCCTTCTCTACTGGATTGCATTGATCCTCGCGAGCATGTGCGGATGAATGGAATCAATCAGACGCCGCAGATTTTGCGAACCGGGGTGGTTTTGCCCACAAATGGGCCTTTTCGCCCAGAGCCCCACGCGACCTCTACGCGAGTTTCTGTCGGGTAACCAAAAATCTGCCGAGGTGTGAAGATGGGAAGACGCGGCCCGATGCCCGATCCAAGCTCTGAGCGGTCCGCCAACGGCCGCAACACGCTCGCCCGTGCCACGGTCGAGGCCGAGTTCGTCTCGCCTCCTGACCACGTCCAGGCCCGCACGCTCGCGGCCGCCTTCTGGGAGATGCACGCCCCGACGCTCGCGGCCGAGGGCCGGCTCCGCCAGGTCCACGCCGAGGTCTTCGCCCAGCTCTGCCACCTCCACGCCGACATCCGCGGGCTCTCCGAGCAGATCGACCGCGAGGGATGGATCACGGCGACTGACAAGGGGCAGGCGGTCTCGCCGGTGGCGAAGCTGCTCCGTGACTCGCGCCGGGACTTCGTCATACTGGCGGCGAAGTTCGGCCTGACCGCAGCGGACGAAGCCCGCCTGCCAACGGTGAAACACGACGATGAGCAAGACTCCGACGAATCCGCGTTCCGAGAGTTCACCGGGTGACGAACGGCCCGAGGCCTGCCCGGGGTTCACGTTCGACCTCGAGGCCGCCGAGCGGCCCGTCCGGTTCATCGAGCAGTTCTGCCGGGTGCCGTCCCCGACCGGCGGACCGACCCAGCCGATGCGGCTCATCGACTGGCAACGCGACCGCGTCGTGAAACCGCTGTTCGGCTGGAAGCGGCCGGACGGCCGGCTCCGCTACCGGCGGGCCGGGATCTTCTGCCCGAAGAAGCAGGGGAAGAGTTTCCTCATGGCTGCCCTGGCCGAGTACCTCCTGACGGCCCACTTCCCCCTGGCCGACGTCTACCCGGCGGCCGTGGACCGCGAGCAGGCTCGCATCATCTACCGGATGCTGAAGCGATCGGTCGAGGCCTCGCCGATCCTGTCGAAGCGGCTGGAGGTGGTCGACTCCAAGAGCATCATCCGGAACCGCGAGCACGGCAACGTCCTCCGCTGCCTGTCGGCCGACGCATGGCGGAACGAAGGTCTGAACGGCTCCGTGATCATCGACGAGATCCACGCCCACCGCTCCGACGAGCTCGTCGCGGCCCTGACCTACGCGACCCGGGCCACGCCCAACGGTCTCGTGCTCGCGATCTCGACGGCCGGGGACAACAAGAACGGCGTCGGCTACCAGTGGTGGAAGGACGCCCAGCTCGTCAGCCGCGAGCACGGCGGCGACCCGGCCGCGAACCCGTCGTTCTACGGGCTGATCTACGCGGCCGATCCGGAGGACGACTTCTCCGACCCGGAGGTGTGGCGCAAGGCGAACCCGTCAATTGGGATCACGTTCTCCGAGGAGGAGTTCGCGGCCGACTACCAGGACGCGACCACCGATCCGCGGAAGTTCTCGCGCTGGCTGCGGTACTCGCTCAACGTCTGGGCCGACGGCCGAGACGAGCAGTGGTTCAAGGGCGACGCGTTCGCCAACTGCCGCCGGCCCCCGCCCGAGGCCCTCGCCGGCCGGCCGTGCGTGGTCGGCGTCGACCTGGCGAGCAACCTTGACATGACGGCGGCGTGTTTCCTGTTCCAGGCGGCCGACGGATCGTATGACGCCGTGATGCGGTACTGGGTGCCGGAGGAGACGGTGGCCGAGCGGGAGCGGAAGGACCGCATCCCCTACTCGACCTGGATCCGCGAGGGCTGGCTGACGGTGACGCCGGGGGCGCGGCTCGACCACGAGCACGTGGCCCGCGACATCCTGGCGTTCGGGAAGGACCACCAGATCCTCCAGGTCGGGGCCGACCCGTGGCAGGTCGGCCCGCTCGCGACGTTCCTCCAACGCGAGAACATCGAGGTGAAGGGCGTGGCCCAGTCGACGTCGAGGCTCAACGCCCCCTGCAAGATGCTCGAGGGCCTGGTCGTCGAGGGGAAGTTCCGATACGAAAGCCCGATCCTGCTCTGGAACGCGAACCACTGCCTCGTCTACACGGACACGACGGGCATGATCAAGCCGGACAAGTCGAAGAGCACCGAGAAGATCGACGGCCTGTCGGCCGCCTCCAACGCGTTCGCCATGGCGATCGAGAAGGCCGACGATCTCGCGGACCGGCCCTACGACGGTCCGCTCCTGCAGCCGCTCTGGTGACGCGGCTATAGGGCCAATCGGTGGCGGTTTGGAAGGATGCCTTCCATGCCACGCGCCAAGCCCACGGCCTCCAGGCGGTCGCCGCAGAATCCGACGTCGAAGCGGCCCGCCTCGCGGAGGTCGCCGCGGGCATCCACGCGCGCCACGATCGCGGACAGCACGCTCCTTGACCCGCTCGCCTGGGGCTCCGCCTCGCAGCGGCGGGTCCACCCCGAGCTCGCCGTCAGGGTGTCGAGCGTCTTCAGCGTCTGCCGGTTCATCGCCCAGTCGATCGGGTGCATGTCGCCCCGGCTGAAGGTGCGGCTGGCGGGCAAAACGCTCGACGCGGTCCAGGGCTTCGGCGATCCGGCCGCGAGCGTCTACCGGCAGGCGGTCCACGCCCTGCGGGTGCGGCCGAACCCTTGGCAGTCCCCGTTTGACTTCTGGACCCTCCAGGGCTTCTGGACCGCCCTCCACGGCGGCGGCTTCGCCCGGATCGTGGCGGGCAACCGGGGGGCGATGACCCACCTGATCCCGCTCCACCCGCGGCGGATGCGGACGAAGCAGCTCGCCGACTACTCGCTCGCCTACGAATGGTTCGACGAGCGGGGGAAGTGGATGCCGCTCCAGCAGAGTGAGGTCCTCCACTTCCGCTGGCTGGGCGACAACGGGATCACGGGCACGCCCCCGACGGACACGCTCGCGACGGCGATCACGATCGCCCGGGAGCTCGACGGCGCAGCCCTCACGCTCTGGAAGAAGGGGGCGCGGCCCGACTTCGTCATCGAGACCGACAAGCGGATGGACGACACGACCATGGCCCGCTACCGGTCGGAGTTCCGCGAGATGTACGGCGGGGACAACCGCGGCACGCCGGCCGTCATGATCCCGGGCCACAAGCTCGTGCCCATGCAGTCGAACACGATGGAGCAGTCGCAGTTCCAGCAGTTGCGCGAATCCATCCTGCCCGAGGTGTGCAGCCACTGGGGCGTGCCGGCCTCACTCGTCGGCGATGCGAAGGCCCAGCGGTACGGCAGCCCCGAGGCCGACAACCTCCAGGCCCAGGTCTGGTGCCTGCTGCCGTGGCAGAAGCGGTTCGAGGGTGCGGTCAACCTCTGGCTGGCCGACACCTACGGCGAGGGCACGCTCTTCCAGCTCGACAACCGGGCACTGCTCCGCGGCGATTCGGTCGCCCGGGCGAACCTGTACCGAGCGCTGTTCTCCATGTCGGCGATCACGCCGAACGAGATCCGCGAGCTCGAAGACTTCCCGCTGCTCGAGGAGCCGGAGGCCGACAAGACGTTCCTGCAGCTCGGCTTCTCGACGCTGGAGATGGCGGCGAACCAGGCCCAGAAGGGGGCCGCCGGGGCCGTGGCTGGGTCGGCCGCTGGCGATGCCGCCGGCCAGGGCGAGAGCGTGCCGTCGGCTGGCGGGTTCACGCTCGGCCAGCGCGTCTACTGGGCCGACGGCGACGGCGTGATCGAGCACTTGATGACGTCCGGGACGCTGGGGACCGAGGGCTCGCCGTTCGCGATCGAGGCCACGCCCGACGATCCGGCGGCCCTGATCCGCGTCTACCAGGGCGACCAGCCGACCGAGTTCACGGTCGGAAAGCGGGTGGCCGAACTGTCTGCCGCGCCGATGACTGCCGACTCCACGGGGGGCAACCCATGACCAGCACGATCGAACGCCGCTACCTCCTGACCGCCGACTACCCCGAGGCGATCACCGTCCAGACGCGGGACGGGGAGCCGCCCGTCATCGCCGGGATCTCGCCGCCGTGGGATTCGTTCTCCGTCGACCTCGGCGGCTTCCGCGAGAAGTTCGTGCCGACGGCCTTCGACGGCCTGGTCGACCGCAAGGCGAACGACCCGCGCGGCAAGCTCGACGTCCCGTTCCTCACGGACCACCTGTCGCATCTGATCACGGGCCGGACGACCAACGGCCGGCTGGAGATCCGGAAGGGCCTGAAGGGACTGGAATACACCCACCGCCCGATCCAGACCACCCACGGCCGCGACCTCGCGATGCTGGTCGAGGATCGCACGATCACCGGCGCGAGCTTCGCGTTCACGACCGCCCCCGACGGCGAGACATGGACGGAGGACGAGAAGGGCAACGTCGTGCGGACGGTGTTCCGCGCGACCGGCCTGTACGACATCTCCGCCGTGACCTACCCGGCCTACCCGCAGAGCACCGCGGGCATCCGCTCGCTGCCGCTCTGGAAGAACGCCCGGAGCGTGATGGCCCACCGGTCCGAGTCTCGCGGCCTCACGATCTCCCTCGACTTCGACGGGACGTTCACCGCGGCCCCCGGGCTGTGGCGGTCGTTCGTCGCCGATGCCCAGGCCCGCGGCAACCGGGTCGTGTGCATCACGCGGCGGGAGGACACGGAAGAGAACCGGGCCGCCCTTCGGACCGCGTTCGGGGACCTTCACGACGAACTTGCCGGCGTGCTGCTCGTCGGGCCGGACCAGCGGAAGCGGTCGGCCGCAGCGGCCGCCGGCATTTCGGTCGACATCTGGGTCGACGACTACCCCGAGGGGATCGTCGAGCCCGCCCAGGCTGGGCCAGCCCAGGCCGCCCCGCGCGGAGTGAAGGTCTCGACGCTCGCCGGTGCCCGGGCCGCCGCGGCGGCCGCCGCCGCCAGGATGCGGATCGCCCTCAGCTCCACGGAGGCCAACCGATGATCTTTTCCGACGCCCCGGTGACCGTCGCCGAGAACCTCGACGGCGGCCTGCTCGCGAAGATCAAAGCGTTCGTCGAGACGGCCAAGTCGGCCGCCGCCGACGGCCTCACGTGGGCCGAGTTCGGCGACCTCATGCTCGCCCTGCTGCGGCTGGTGATCGCGGGCCTCGACGTCGCCAACGGCCTGACCGGTGCCGCGAAGAAGGCCCTCGCCCTGGAGGCGGTCGCGAGCCTGTTCGACGCCGTGGCCGATCGGGCGGTCCCGCCGCTCGCCTACCCGATCTGGATCCTCGCCCGTCCCGCGGTGCGGTCGCTCGTGCTGGCGCTGGCGTCGGGGGCCGTGGAGCAAGTGCTGCCGCTCGTGAGGCGCTGACATGCTCGACAACGTCCGGTTGCTCGTGGAGTGGGCTCCCCTGCTCGGCTACGGCCGCAGGCTGTCGGCCGCCCCCGATGACCGGCAGCGGGCCGAGGTGATCGCCGACGCCCTGGAGTGGCTCGCCTCGAAGACCGGCAACCGCCTCGACGACGAACTGGCCCGCCACCTGGCGGCCGTGCTGAAGACGCCCGAGGGTGCGGCCCTCGCGGGATGGATCGCAGACAAAGCCGCGGAGATGGAGGAGACGAAGTGAACTACATGACCCTGGCCCAGATCGTGATCGCCGTCGGCCTCGTCGGCTACGGCGTGGTCGTGGGTGTGCAGCAGCTCCGCGGCCGGCTTGGCCGGCGGACACGGACGCCGGTGGACGACCTCCGCCTGGTGATCGACCTCGCGGCCCGGCTCCGCGACAAGGGGCAGACCGACGCCGTGGCCGTGTGCGAGCAGCTCACCCACGAGCTGCTGAAGCCGGAGGCCAAGGCGTGAGGCCGCTCGCCTTCATCGCCGCCGGGCTTCTCCTGCTGACGCTGCCGCGCGTCGAGGGGTGCCGCGTGGACACGAGCGGGTCCGCGACGGCGGCCGTCTACGTCTACGAAAAGGACGATGGTGCCGTGCCGCCGTTCGTGACCGTGGCGATCAACAAACTGAACCGCGAGCGGAAGGTGGTCGCCACGCTCCTCGAGGCCGACACGACCGACGGTACCGGCGACGTTCCCGACCAGTACCAGGCCGCCCTGGATGCGGCCCGCAAAGCGGGGCTGCCGGCGGTCGTCGCTCTCGCGGGCCGGACGGTGATCCGGGTGACGCCGCGGCCGGGGAGTGAGGCGGCGGTGATGGAGGCCGTGCCGTGACCATCGACATCCACCACGGCGACTGCCGCGAAGTCATGGCGACACTCGACGCCGAGAGCGTTGACGCCATCGTGAGCGATCCGCCCTACGGCCTGTCGTTCATGGGCAAAGGTTGGGACCACGGCGTCCCCGGCGTGGAGTTCTGGACAGAAGCTCTCCGCGTGGCGAAGCCAGGAGCCCACCTGCTCGCGTTCGGCGGGACTCGCACCTATCACCGGCTCGCCTGTGCCATCGAGGACGCTGGCTGGGAGATTCGGGATTGCGTGATGTGGGTGTACGGCTCGGGCTTCCCGAAGTCGCACGACGTGAGCAAGGCGATCGACAAGGCGGCTGGGGCTGAGCGGGAGGTGGTTGGACAATCAAATGGAGGGCTGCATCGAGGTAGCGGCTCAACGGTCGGCTCTTTCACCGGGCAGCATGCCATCACCGCCCCCGCCACCGACGCCGCCCGCCAGTGGTCCGGCTGGGGAACGGCCCTCAAGCCCGCCTGGGAGCCGATCATCGTGGCCCGCAAGCCGCTCGTCGGCACCGTCGCCCAGAACGTGCTGACGCATGGCACGGGGGCGATCAACGTGGATGGGTGCAGGGTGGGAGACACGGTGGAAACCTGGCCTGCAACCCGCAGCTACGGAGGCGGAACGGAATACGCATTTACCCATACCTCAAAAGGCGTGGTGAACTCTCAGCAAACCGGCACAGCACCGCCCGGCCGCTGGCCCGCGAACCTCATCCACGACGGCAGCGAGGAGGTGGTGGGGCTATTTCCGCAGACAACGAGCGGAAGCCGGAAGGCCGGACGGCATCTCGTCGCCGGAGGCCAAGGACGGTACGGGCTGTTCAGTGAAGGAGACCTGCCGGAGATCGTCGGTGACTCCGGCTCCGCCGCACGCTTCTTCTACTGCGCCAAGGCGAGCAAGGCGGACCGGGATGAAGGGTGCGATGGGCTGCCGCTCCGCAAGGAAGGGACATGGGGCGGCGAGGAGGATGACCTTTCCGAAGGAAAGAAGAAGATCCACCCGTCGCGCAACCATCACCCCACCGTAAAGCCTGCCGACCTCATGCGTTACCTCTGCCGCCTCGTCACGCCACCCGGCGGCGTGGTGCTCGACCCGTTCACGGGCAGCGGCTCCACCGGCAAGGCGGCGATCCTGGAGGGCTTCCGGTTCATCGGCATCGAGCGTGAGGCGGAATACGTCGAGATTGCCAAGGCGAGGATCGCGGCTGCGGTCCGTAAAGCGGAGGCCGTCGCATGATCGACCCGCGCCTGATCGACGTCTTCCCGGCCGAGCACGACGGCTACCCGGCGAGCCTCGCGATCGAGGACACGCCCGACGCCCTCCGCGACGCCTGCGGCTCCGCCTCGCGGGAGTTCCCGGCGGCCCTGTGGATCGAGCCGCGCGACTGGGTCGCGAAGGCACGCGAGAACGACGCGGCCGGGGCGTGGGGCATCAACTTCATCGACCGGTTCACAAATCAAGGGCCGGGAAACGGCGGACAAAACACCCACGAATGCACGGCCCACAGTCTGCGGGCCAACGTCGAGGCCGCCCGCAACCGTGCGCGGGGCGTGAACTACGGCGGGCCGAAGAAGGACTTCAGATACCCCGAGTCGCGCGACTTCGGCTCCGTCTGGCTGTCGCCGCTGTCCGTCTACGCGGAGGCCAACCCGCGGCAGTGGGGAGGCGCCAACGTCCGCCGCGTCCTGGAGATCGCCGTCCGACGCGGGATCATGCCCGAGACGGTGCAGCCCTACGACTACCAGTTCCGCCATGCCCTCCACGGCACGACCGGCCGGGGCGGATTCAACCAGTCGCGCGGCCCGTGGACGCCGCTCTCGCGGTTCCCGGCCGGGTGGGAGGAGACAGCCAAGTGGTTTCGACCATTGGAGGTGATCTTCCCGGAGTCCTACGAACAGGCCGTGTGCCTCGTCCTCGCCGGCATGGTCGTGAGCGTGGGCCGCAACGGGCACGCTGTGCCGTGGGCGCGGTGGATGCCCGACCAGCGGCTCATGGCCTACAGCGATTCGTATGACGTCGTCCGCTACGACT